CAGGGAGACTTTATGTTTATTGATTCAGATATTAAGAAAGAAACAATAGACGGTGACAAATATATTACCTTTACACCAAATACTATCACTTACGCTGTACCTGTTGACCAACCTCTAGCCAAGCAAATGCAATCGGCAAAAGTTGGAGTTATCTGGCATACGTCATATACTGGTAAAACAATTGCAGACCTATCGGCCGTATTTAACGTCAATACTAACCAATTGAAGAAATCCAAAGACGTATGGGCAGGTGATGTTAATTTCCAAGATGTATCAGGAACTGCTACTTTAACCGCAGATGAATTGAAATCTGTTAATAAAGACATTGAGGATGCTGAAGCAGATTTAAAGAAACTTAATAAAAATGCAATGAAAGTTCTATTCCACAACGCAGATAAAGAAGGAACCATATCATTCAATCTAAACATCTATATCAATTCACTAACGAGAGACGGCAAAGGGTTCGTCAACAAGCAAAAAGCAGTTGGTGGTTTTATCGATTTCATTAGAAAGAGGTATCAGCCTAAGATTGATAAGTTGAAATCTGCAAAAGGCAAAGCCAAACAACAAGCCGAACTTGATGCTATGATTAAAACAATCAACAGCGATAGGAAAATGGGAGCCACTCTGGCTTACACTATTGAATGGCATAACAGTGTTGCTAATATTAAGTTAGCAATAATTAAAAAGATGGAACAGGTATCCACTCTGCCTGCATTTATTAAAAAGGGTAGCGGATATGAAGTTACAGGTCCAGAGGGATTTGTAGCAGTTGACCATCTTACTAATCAAGCAGTGAAATTTGTTAACAGACTTGAATTTAGTCGAAACAATTTTAATGCCATAAAGGACTGGGGAAAATAATGCAATCGTATCTCCAATTTCTTGAAGAAGCAAAAGGCAAACCAGTCGTATTTACGTTTGGTCGTTTTAATCCTATTACCTCTGGACACGAGATAGCGATTAACGATATCATTAAAAAAGCGAAAGCGAAGGGTGGAACCCCTTTTGTATTCACTTCTCAGACACAAGATAAAAAGAAGAATCCATTATCCTATAACGACAAAACTAAGTTTCTAAAAAAGTTTTGGGGTAAAATGATGATTAAGGATTCCAAAGTGAGAACCGCATTTGAAGCATTGAAATGGCTATCTGATAAAGGATATACAGATGTTACGATGGTTGTTGGAAGCGACAGAGTTTCCCAATTTGAGAAAAATATTCGACCATACATTAAGCACAAAGACAAATCAAAATCATATGAATTCGACAAATTTGAAGTCACCCAAGCGGGTGTCGCCAGAGGAAAATCAAACGCAATGAGTGCCACTCTTATGAGAGGGTATGCGACAGATGGAGACTTGGAAGAGTTTAAAAAGGGTGTTCCATCGATGGCAAAAGACAAAGATGCAGAGGACTTATATAATGCAGTCCGTAAAGGACTGGGCCTTAAAGAAGAGAAAGATACACCATTCTCTGATTACCTAGTAGAAGAAATTACTAAAGTAGATTTAAGTCAAGTAGAGAAATTTGCTGATAAATTGTTTGGTCAAGTAGGAATTGATGTAGAATTCACAAGGCACTTCCTCGACCGAGCAAATGATAAGCGTAATGGCAAAGACATCAATGTAGCAGAATTGGTACGACTATTCAGATTGACATACAAAAAGTATGGCAAGAAGATTCCAAAACTTGGACCTGATGCTGAAGCCGTATTAAATGACACACAGACAGAAATAAATCTTCCATTCGTACTAAAGTATGATGAGAAGAGCAAGGAATTTGACTTAGTATCCAAGACCGTGATGCGTAAGAAAGATTTCAAAACCTCCGACCCTAAGTTAAGAGTATAAATAGTGATATGGAACATAAAATAACAGCACTTTGGAACAAAATTAGAAACACTAAAGATACCTTTAGTAAGATAGCACTTACTAAAGAACTAGATGATTTAGTAACAAAGTATAAAAATGAATTGGCTAAAAAGTTTACGAGAGAAACTAACAAATGAGAGCCGAAATCGAACAAATATTAGAGGGTAAAGCAGGGGAATTAGACCCCAAAAGTGCTGACCCAAGTGACCCAACTGTAATCATTCGTGGATTCGGTACTATGCTACTGAGCCAATTGAAAGCAGATGTTGTAGGGAAACTAGAAGATTTGGCAAAGAGAGCGAAAAGAGATGATTTTCAAATCGCTCACTATGAAATAACAAAGTCAGGTGGGGTATTACCTCATAAATTGACTGCAATTGCAGATGCAGAGAAGCAAATGTCAACAAGTTCGTGGAAAAGACGAATAACAATGTATAAAAAGAAATAGCACTGAGATTGAAATTTATGGAATGATTATATTATTGCTATAAAAATAAGAAGGAGATAGCAATGATTACAGAATTAGTAACGATGTTTGGAGCCAAAGCGTGTTGTATTGGGGCTTCAGGCGCAGGGGGAATTTGTAACGCGGCGATGCGTAGAAAGACGCCGGTAAGAGATTTATTATTAAGTGCAGTGATAGGATGGATAGCCGCTGAGTTTTTCATCCCGGCACTTAAAGCACATTTTGGATTTGGAGTAGAAGTTGCATTAGCAATCGCATTTGTTTGTGGATACTCTGGAGTAAGATTGATGAGTAAAATAGAGGGAACTATCCTAGATAAGATGAAGTTCTAAACGGAAGACTGATAAGAATGATTAAGTTTACAGAATATAGCGAATTAAACGAAAAGTTAATACTTCTATCTAATGGTAAGAAGTATGGACAGATTTGCTTTTTGGCAGGCGGTGCGGGTTCTGGGAAGGGGTTCGCGGCTGCCAATTTTATGGAGAAAGAAAAGTTCAAAGTTCGAGATGTTGATGAGTGGAAAAAGACATTACTCAAAATGGCTAATGTTGTAAAAACTCCAGAGAAATTTGATAAGGGTGATATCGGACCAGATAAATATGCAGAGATTAAAGATTTAGATTTAACGAAACCAAATGACGTTTTCAAACTACATAAGTTTGTAGATGCTATGGGAATTAAAGATAAGACTTTGGATTTGATGCTCAACAATCTACATAAGAAAGAGGTTCTCCCTAATATATTGTTTGACATCACTGCCAAGAATATTAATGATATTGCGAAGTTTATGCCTCGCCTTCTGAAAGCAGGATATAATCCAGCGAATATTCATCTAGTTTGGGTTCTAACAAACTACCAAGTATCTCTGAAAAACAATTTAGACCCATCAAGAGGTCGTATTGTGCCTGAAGATATTATGTTTACTAGCCACGGTGGTGCGGCACAGACTATGGTTGATATGATTCAAGGTACTGGTAAGAAAATTCAGTTGAATGGTCAAATACACGTTATACTAAATAATAGAGAAAATACAGTATATTTCTCTGACCCTTCTGGGAAGAATAAAGAACGTATCAGTTCTATTACTGGCAAAAAGAATTCGGATGTCATTAAAGACTTCAAATATCTTACGTTAAAGAAGCGTGGAAAAGGTATGGAAACGCAGAAAAGTGTTCAAAAACAAATCTACAAATGGATTGTTGATAATATTCCTACTGGAGATTTACTTAAAGCCCTTATTGACAGAGGTGTCAAGAAGGCCAAAAAAAGGTAATGGAGATTTATTATGACTAAAAAAGAATTGTTGAAGAACTTAGAGGCTGGACCTGTTAGATGTATTATTAATGGGAAATTGCGTCAAGTGACACGAATGGCATCTACTAAAGAAGCAAAAGATTTTATCACTTCATTAGATGAGGGTGCAAACATTGGAGTTTGGGATATGGCAGATGCAGTTGTTTGTTCTATTCAAAATAAGGATGTTAAATCAGTAATAGGGGTGGGGTTGGACAAGCCTGATGAATAAGAAGCAAAAAGCGGTACGTGATTCAGTATCTGGCTATACACTTTCACCAGAACAATGGGCCTTAGAAACCGATGACTATAAAGAATTTAGGAAAACTAGAAAAATGAAAAATACAGAATTTAAGGAATACAGAAGCAATATTGATGAGGGGAAGTTTAGCAAAGCCCTTATTGATAAAGCAATCAAGATTGCCAAAAAGAGTTCTGGTCAGATGACTAAGGCGTTTGTGGCGATTGAAAAGATTAAAAAAGGACTTGGGGATGACCCATTAGTTGCTAAAGCATTGCAACTTGCTAATGAAGATTTATCCAAGATTGGAGAAGTTATCATTGAGCATCCTAATCTAACTTTAAAGTTTAAAGATTTCCGTGACGGCACCCGACACACCAAAGAACACACAGAAGCACTTGTAGAAAACAAGGAAATGCTTGAAGAGAATTATAGGCAACTTGCTACAAAGGGTATGGGTACAGAGACTAAGAAATCGATTAAAGTCGGAACTGAAGTTGACTATTACGATACCAAGAATGGCGATAAGCATATGGGAGTAATTACCAAAATTGATGGCAAAGGCTATGAGGTAATTAAAGTTGATGACAGGGCGAAGAAAGAAAAATTTACTTTCTACGACAGAGATAAAGCAAAGAAAATTCTTGGTGAAAGTGTATTCGTATCTGAAGCCAAAGCAAAATATAAAATCGACCACAAAACATTTAGTGGGGCAGTAGAAGAAGCAATGAGTGTTGCGACTAAAGCCAAGTACGAAGTAGATGAAGATAGTTATTTTCACGAAATCGCTACTGGCCCTCGCAAACCAGGTGAAGGTAAGACAAACACCTACAAGATTGATTTGTCAAAGAATGGCAAAGTCGATAGAAAGAAACTACAAATTCAAATTTATGGCAAAGGTAAACACGGCTATGAATTGAATTGCTATATAGCATAAGGAGAATATTATGGCCGAAGTTAAAGATGAAAAAGGTGTTCTAAAGGCAGCCATTCAGCAAAATAAAGATTTGAAGGCAGCCCAGGTTATTCCTGAAGAGCGTCCAACAAGCGAAGACCGACAAGCCCGTGGGTCTAAAGAAATATTTGAGGAATTAAATAATGAGTAGAAGCAAAAAAGAACTAAAGAAATTGAATAAGGAACAACTTGAAGCCTATGGACGTACTATAGGAATTGAGTTAGATAGGCGTTTGGTTAAAGCCGACCTTGTTAAACAGTTGATTGAGCATCAAGAGAGTGCAGTTGTTGAACACACTCACGAAGATGGCACAATCCATTCTCACCCTGCTGGAGATGTAGAACATTCTCATTCAGAAGAAGTAGAGCATACACACGATAATGGTGTAACTCACACCCATTCTGCTGGAGATACGGAACACTCTCACGCAACAGACGAAGGGGAAGCAGTGAAAATCAAAGATGTGGTAAAGAAAGTTGTTGAAACAGTAAAAGGTGGTGTTGGCAAGACTAAAGGACACGTACTTTTGCGAGATAAATCTTCTGGTGCGTG